GCGGCAGTCCAGCGGTTCGTTGCGCTCGTAGCGTTTAACCCATTGCAATTTCCGATAACCTCGCACCACCTTGACGACCTGCTCCTCGGCGGTAAGTCCGCGAAAATAGTGCTCGTCATACTCGGGAAAATGGCAATAGTTCGGCGGCGGTACGCCGTTTTCGTCTTTCTCCAACCGCAGGTGGGCGTATAGCTCGGTTTTTAGGAACGACACGCCGATATTCCACTGGCGCATCTTTCCGACCTTTTTACCCGCCTTGGTGATGTCCACCTGCTTGGGCGGTGAAAAGGCCATGCCGAGATGATCCTGTCCCTTGATCGGTATGACGCGATCGCCGACGAACCGCCGGCAAAAGGTATAGACATGCGTCGTGTTGTAGCCGGTGTCCACTGCCATCATTCGGATGGGAAACTCCATGCCGTCCTTGCGCGGCCACCGCTCACTCACGACGGCGGCCAAATCGTCCCACACGGCGGTGCCGGCCGTGTCACCCTCGATTACGCGGTAGTCGATCGAGTAGCTGCGTTTGTCGGCGCACCAGCCGACGACCTCCAGCTCCAGGCGGTCGCGCTGCACGTCGACACCGGCGGTGAGGAAACACACATCGGCGGGCACGTGGTTGGTCTTGTAATGCTCGCGGCGGTTGTATAGGTTTTTGAACGGCGGCGCCTCTCCCTTTTCCGCCCACGTCTGTCCAAGGGTGGTGTTCACGAAAACCTTCAACTTGCTGGGGTTCTCCTTGGCAGCGATGAAATCACGCGCAATCTGCTCCCAGCTATGCCATCCGTATGGCGAATAGAGGCTGTTAATGTGGAATCCGATCACGTCATAGTTAACCTTTTCCGGCTTGGCAGGTACCCACTCGCCGTTTGCCAACATGGTGATCTTATGACGCTCGGCAATCAGCTCTCCGCAATGGTCGCATTTGTATTTCGCCGTTTCCGGGTGCCCCTCCTCCCATTTGAGGTTGGCAAACACCAACGGCTGCATAGCGCCGCAATGCGGGCACGGGACATGGTAGTAGTTTTGATCGGTTTCTAAAAACTCCCGCTCGATCGCCGAAAGTCCCTCGATTGTCGGGGTACTCAACATGAAAATTTTATGGTTGGGAAAGGTTCGGGTACGGGCGATCGCCAAGTCGATAGGCGAACCCTCGCCGTCCAAGTCCTGCGGATATGCGTCCACCTCATCCAAAATCAAATTCCGGATAGGGACCGACCGCAATCCCGCCGCGCTGTTGGCGCCGACCATCAGCAGCAGGCCGCCGGGGAAATTCTTTTGCGTGATCGTGTTGTTGCTGTCCCTACTCTTGGCCGGCGCCACGCGCTGCTTCAGCTCCGGGCAATTCTCGATCAGCGGGTCGATGCGCCCCTTGGACAATCGTTCGACCATTTTGTCGGTTGGTTGCACGAACATGGTGGGCGCCGGCGCTATGTGCATGGAATAGCCTACAAAATTGCTGGCGCCCTCGGTTCCGCCAATCTGCGCGGCCTTGACAAAGACAATTTTACGGTGCGGATCGTGAACGCTCAAGCAATCCATGATGTCGCGCAAGTAAGGGGTACGGCTCGTTCGGTACTGTCCCGATTCTGCGGAGCTGATCGGTGACAAAAACCGATATTTGTCCGCCCACTGCGACACCGTAATCCTGTCGAGCGGCCGCAAACCTTGGAAAAACTTGGTTATTTCTGTGAAAATAGTTGTCATTGGTCTATCCTTGTTTGAAAATCCGCGAGTTTTTGCAACGCATCGGCGATTGCATCGTAGATCGTGTTGTGAATGATGGCGCGATTATCCTCGGCCATGACCACATCTGTAATCCGGTCTGGGATCGCCAGCAGCGTGTCGCGTAATTCCTTGCCGGCGGCGAAAAGTTGGGCATTTATGCGCTCGCGCGACACCAGCGCCCCCTCTTTTTCCTGCAATTCCAGCTCTGCAATCCTTGCCTTGGCGATTTTTTCCTGTAATTGGGCATCCTCGTAGGTCATTGTAGGCGCGGCCGCAGCTTTGGCGGCTGGCTCCGGCTCGATTACCGTTTTGTCAAAGGTCTTGATGTAGCCGGCCAGAGCATTACGCACCTTGCGCTGGTTGGGGTGGGCGGAGTTCAGCGACTTGTACCAGCATACGGCGGCCTGCTGCGGGTTCAGATAATACGGAGAAGTCGCGGACGTCCCAACGATGTCCGCGAAATTGTCCGGTATATATCCGCGCTTTATTGCCGCTGTGATGGTCTTGGCGCTTATTCCGGTTGATTCCTCAAAATCAGATATTTTCACCCATCCCTTGGGCGCCCTTTTCTTCATTCAAATCGCTTGCTACCTGCTATGACAATTTTTTCCTACTGACTGGCGAAAAAATGCGATGCCGACTACCCCCGATGTAGGGACCAGGAAGAACCTATAAAATCATTCTTGTTCGTACCTTACCGGATCGGGTTTCTCAAATCCGGTTTTATCTCCGCATTCGGGACATTCTACATACCACATCGTTACGCGATCTCTTGGATCGAAAAAGGTTTCATCCACATCGGCGGCGCCATACTCAAATTGACATCCGCAAGGGCATTTCCGTACATATATCGCCATCTTACTACTGTTTCCGTGCTGTATTATCCGTTTCATGTCATCCGTTTTTTGCCGCGATTTTGTTCACGCAACTGGTTAGTATTCCGTGGACGCGGGCTGTTACCTCGTTGCCCATAAACTCCGCAACGTCCGTCCGCACGTCCGGCGAAATGCCCATTGTGAACGGCGAGGCCGTCATCAGTTCTGTGATGCGTATCTTACCGCTGGCCGTCTTTTCTCGCCCGGGCACGAAGCCTATACGTTTTTGATAGCGGCCGCGAGAAAACACCCCTTTGTGCCCGCTGGACATGGTCGCGACAAAGGCGTGGCGGATCATGGTTGTCTTGCCCTTGTGGATTGCCACCGAAATCGAGGATCCCGATTGCTTTGGCTTGAATGCGATAACCGGTAGCCGGTTTTCGTTTATCTTGATGCCACCGTACAAGCTGCCGCTGTTAGCCTTGGGTGACACTACCGCCTGGCGTGATAGGTATTTCTGCGATATATTGTACCGCTCTTTTATCCGCTTGTTTATGCGGGGTATCGAGCGCGTAAGCGCACTATTGACGCCTTGCGCTGTGCCGCGTAATATTTCATTGGGGGATAGCTTGCTGCGAAACTCGTTTTGTATTCGCTCTACCTCGTCGCGCTTTTCCTGTGTGATCTTGATCTCCATAACGTCAGATTATTGCAGGGGAGCGTCCGCTGTGTGGGTGGCCGCCTTACCTCGTTCGTATTCTTTCAGTTTCTCGTCGATTTTGAGGTACAAATCCACCGGCTGGGGCGTCCGGCGTTTTAGATCCTCATACCACTGTCGCGATACGCCGGCCTCGCGGCACAACTTCGAAATGGATACATTAGCCGCGTTCGCCCGTCGTCGGATGTCGTTCGCCAAGTCTTTGTCGCTTTTTTTCATAATCCAAAAAAAAATTATAAATACATTGATTTCAACGCATTCCTGCACCTGCCATCTCTTTCGGCCCGCAGATGCAACTCCGCCATGTTCTGCTCGACATACTCCTGCACATTCGCGGGACACTTGCCACTCTCATACATGGCCAGTAGATACTCGGCAGGGACTTTCGCTATTACTTCGCCCTTGTAGCTGCCGAATGGCATACGGTCGGCCGTCTTCTGCTTCCGATCGGCAGCCTCGGTGTCCCTGCGTTGCTCGATGGCGGGCTTGTGCTCCTCAATGTACCGCGCTACACTTTCCGAACATTTGCCGTTCTCATGGAGCCATAGCAGGTAATCGGCGGGGACGCCCGACATGGGACGCCCCTTGTATTTGCCGTATGGCATGGCGCTGGTGTCTGTCAGCCTCCACATAGTCAATAGCGTTTCCCGTGCTTATATCCTCGGCCCTCGTTGTACTGCATTTTCAGCAGAACGTGCATTTCGAGATTGATGCCGAGTGCGGTGGATAAATCAAGCAGGCGAATGGTCGCGTCGGCCAGCTCGTCCTCGAACGTGTCTTTAACGTGTACCTCGAACTTTTCACGGAACGGAAAGATTTCACAGGGTTCCTTATCGAAAAAAGCCGATAAGTCGGCCCGTTTGTTCTTACGATCGGCTTCCAGCGCCTCGGCGAGTTCCGAAACGGTCAGCATTAAAGCGCGGGGGATGTCGATCGGTTCATCGTGGAACCCTTTCGCTTTGGCGGTTTCAAATGCGCGTCGCCCCAATTCTTTGAGTGTTAAATTTCCCATGATTATTTCATTTTTGAAAGGTTTTTACTCACATAATCCGTAAAAGCTCATACAACTGGTCGCCGTATCGTCGTCGAACAAACTGCCGGTCGCGTTCTGCCATTTGACATATTGTACTACATCGTTTATTGTCGGATATTTCTCGCCGCTGGTAATCGCGTGGGCGGGGATTTTATCCGGTCCAAAAAACGATGACTTCAGGTCATGCTCCAGCGTGGCAATCTGCTCGATGCGATCCGGAGATTGGCGGGAAATGTTCAGTATATCCCGCTGGCTCGCCATGACGCACGGCCAGCACCCTACACGTTTATAGCCCATCGTGTAGAGCGGATTGGGTTCAAGCCCCGCCGAGAGGATGTAGTCAATCACCTGCTGCGCCGACCAATCGAATACGGGACGCAGTAGATCGTCAGCGTATTGCTTTCGGAACACCCGCACGTCGTGACCGCGATAGGTGTGCATCTTTGGTTTGCCCGCTTTATCATAACCGTATGGCTCGAAATAGTACTTAAAGTACGTGCATTGCTTTGACATAGCCGCACGGTTCGGAGATTCCGCCGCGCGTATGCCTTGGATCATCAGTATATTATCCTGTACGTTGTCGAGCACATAGTCGATGCACGGCTTGGTTTTCAACTCTTGGGTACAGAATCGGGCACGGGTGGACGGCCAACGCTTTTTCTGCTTGGCCAAACCGACCATCCCATCATACTTGGGCGACTTGAGCGTTACGAGGTCGAGGTTTAGCCGGTCGGCGATGCGATTGATGTACTCGTAGGTCAGTGGATGCTCCCATCCCGTATCGCAAAACACGGTGGTAAAGTTGGTGGTGATGTGCTCGCGCACCCACAACAGCGCCGCAAGGCTATCCTTTCCTCCGGAAAATGTTACGATTATTTTCATCTACCAAAGTGTTTTATACAGTTACAGATCGTGATTGTCGGATTGGCCCATTGCCGTTGAAACCGGCGCCAATCGGTTGAATATTTACCCTCAAGATCACGAAACAACATTGCCATTGGCATAAAACCGGCTCGCCACGCCTCGCCCATCCGTGTCTGTGCTTTCTCGAACGTGTCTCCCTTGTAACCGCACAACACATAACACCTCATCGAGTTGCTGGATTTGGTGAAACCTGCCTCGATAAGCATTTTGCCTGCCTCAACGAGCGGGTCCAGGTCGTTGGGGGTGTCGTAGGCGAAAAATAGCGATTGGGGATGTAACTCATGTATTCGTTGCGCCATCGTCGGGGTTAGCAACGCTGCCTCCAGTCCTCCGGTAAATTGCGGCTTGTGCGGCTGGCGGGCAAGCATGGCAAATACCTCGTCGATATGGCCCGGAGAGCAGGCCAGCAGGTTGTCATCGGTCAGAATCCAGCCGTCGGTAACTGGCAACTCTCGGAGCATTCCGCCCTCACGCTTGGGAACAGCGCAAAACCAGCATCGATTCGGACATCCTCGGCTGGTAATCACGTATCCGTGCCTCATGTACATACCAGGGATAAAATCGCCGCCCGGCTCATTGTAAGCGGGACCGCCGATCTTCACCGTTGCAACCGGCTCCCATTGTTTCGCCAGCCATTCAGCGATCGGTATGTCCCATGTGAACGTTACAGAAACGTGCACCTCGTCCGCTTCGTCGAAAAAGGACGGAGTTTCGCGGATACGTACCAGCTCGTCGGTTGGCGTAGCATTCGTCTTGGTTGGGAATACTCGTATTATCCGTTTTTTCATATCCATTTCAGAATAATTTTTGCTGCATTTGGTGATCGATCAATCTTCAATAACCCGCACGTAGGTATCGTTTATAGTTCGACCTATCTCTATCAACCTCAACGCGACCATTTCCTCCAATACGGCACGAAAAGCGGTGAGGGATTGGGAAAACCGCGTTTTCAGCATAAGTCCGTCGCGTATGACCAGAGCGTCGGCGGGCATCCTGTTTGTAGCCCGGCGGGTGCGTTGTACCTCGCGGACGTGGCGCCGTATCTCGGCGTGCAAAGGGTTGGCTGGTTCCATTTATTGCCCGCTTAATTTTTCAACGATCCGCATTTCTCGTTCGGATAACTCCCATACTATAGCCTCTTTTTTCACCGCAGCTCTTTCGGCGGTAACTCTTTCGGCGGCGGTATACGAGATTAAAAAACCGGATCCGTAAATCGATTTCCCGTGCTTTTTTTGGATGTCAAGCGCAGAGTGATGCACCATTTCCCGCTTGTCTATCTTTATCTCTCCCTTGTTTTTCACGATGTACGCTACATCCGAAACCGTCAGCACGCAGTCCGGGTATTTGTATTTCGGCAACTCCGCTTTCGGTGCCGAGCAAATGGCGTCGATCCCCTCATATAGCACAGGATCACCTATTACACCGGCTTCGCCGAACATATTGGACAAAAAAGATGTATTTACTTTTGCCCCGTTTTCGTAAACGATAGCGGCGCCGCATACGATCCGTGTACAGTCAAGGTCAGCGCTGAACAATGTCAGATGCGGAGCAAACAGGAAAAACTTGATCCCTCGTTTCAGATAGAACCGGACAATTTGAGAGACGATCGAAAAGGGCGGGTTGTCGATCACCACGCAATTATCGGGATAGACCAAGCTCTCGTAATCACCACCCGGATAGAACGGGCGGACAACGGTCATCCCGTCGATGTCGCAATGATCGGCTACATATTGCAAAACATAGTCGTACACCGCTGGAGGCGTATAGCAGTCGTCGGTCGTTTTCTTGGGATTGAATTTTTCCACAAAGCCCTCGTAATCGTCGAAAATACTTTTTTGCGACTTTCTGCGATTCGTGAACACGTGCTCCTCTTGGCCGAATAAATTTATACTTTTCATATCATGCTGCATTTTCAAAATCCAAAATCATACGCCCCAGTGCTTCGCAGATCACGCGGGCCATTGTAACCTCAACAGCGTTGCCGATGAACTTCTTCTGCTCGGCCTGTGTGCCTACCAGCTTGTAGTTGGCGGGGAAACCCATGATGCGTTTCAGTTCGGAAATCTTCAACATTCGCATCTTCACATCGACCAGCCCGTACAGCGCCATGAACTCCTTTATCTGCACCACGATCGGGCTGTCTGTGGTATATACCTCGTAGATCAGCGTATCGCCCTCGCGGCGGATAAACGGAGCGACCTGCTGACCCTCGCGCTCCGTTGTGACGATGTAGGGCGATATTTTGTCCATGCGGGCGATCAACGTAAAGCACGGCGTTTCGATGCTGCCACACTTGGACGTGTATTGCGGATTCAGCAGATAGCGACCCTTGCGGGCGGGGATCGCCAGGCGACACGTAACGAGGTGGTGCTTCGGAGTCGTCGTTACCGTACCGGCCGGCT